CAGACTGTAGCTCTTCAATAAGGATGTAGTTACCTTCAGACCCTTCACGCAAGCTATAACGTGTATGTGCTAAGTTAGAACTACCATAATGCGTAAAGTATCCTAGATCATCTGTGGATTCTAAACCCAACTCAGTGTAGTCTAGCTCTTTGTCTACTAAGGAGTCTTGACGCTGTGCATTACGGTAGCCAATACCTTTCTTAACAGCTTTAACTTCTAGAGCACCAAGGCTTTCTTTAGCACTCTCAGGAGTATATAGCTCACCTGGCTCTAGTCCTAACCCACGATACTCCATCTCAGCTGCAGTAACTTTAGGTGCACGTTTACGTACAAATGCTTCTACGTTCTCACCACGTGTACCTTCTTTACCGATAGGTGCATTCTCAATAGCACTTTCTAGTGGGCTATAGAACCTAGCTACTGTAGGGTCATTAGGGTCTGCAACATCAGCAAGTACTTCATCAGTCTCTTTGAACATTTTGTTGTACTTGGGGTTATCAATGATGCCCAGAGCTGACCCTAGTTCTTTAGCGATAAGTCTAGATATACCTGACATTACTGTTCATTCCCACTAAAGCCTGGCTCTCCTGGTTGTGGTGCTGTGCCTGTTCCCATCTGTCCACCGCCTGAGCCTGTTGTATCTTCTACTTGTACCCCTGCTGGTGCCTGTCCTTCTTGAGGCGCTGGGCCTCCCTCTGGTCCAGGCTGTTGAGGTGCAGCAGGTTGTTGGAACTTCTTGAGAAGCTCTGCCTGAATAGCTGCATCCTGCATAGAGTTAGTAACTTTATCAGGGTCAAGATCCATAGACTTAGCAATCTCACGGATGATGTAATCCATCTTAGCGAAGGGTGCCAAGACTGGGTTCTGTGCTACTTGCAAGAACTGCATCAGACGTTGTGAGCGTACTTCGTTAGACATCAAGGATTCTGTACCAGATGCTTTAACTTCCAAGTCACCCTTAATGGACTCATCGTAGTCAAACTGCATGTTGAAGGCAAAGAATGAACGTCCCAGTGGCCCCAGCAAATAGTCGTCTACGTTCTTAACTACAGAACGAATAGAACCATTAGCAGCAGACATGAGCATACTAATACCAGAAGCAGTACGACCCACGCCACTAACGCCAGTTTGACCATGTGCGAAGCTAGGGAAGCCTGTGCTCTCATCTGCTAGTACCCGTGCCTTGTCGAAGAGTTGCATATTCTCTTGAGATACGTTAGGGAACTTAGTACCAAAGATAGCTTGGCCTGGAGCACCACCCTGACGACGGAAGACTTTACCTGGGTGTACGCTTAGGTCTTGACCTGGTACAAGGTTTGTTTCGTCAATCTCAATAAGCAAGTTACCTGATAGTACAGCATTGTCAACAGCCATACGCATAAAGCCGTTCATCAATGTCTGTGTATCGTCCATGTTCTCAGAGATACCTACACCGAAGAAGCTATATGGGTTATGCTCATATGGTGTTGCATAGTAAGGAATACGTGCTGGTTTGAATGGGTTCAATACCATACGTAGGACTTCACCGTTACATACCCAGATGTTGCAGCTTAGTTCGTCTAGATCACGATAATCACGTGGAATCTTAACGCCATTCTCTTCTAGGATATCCGCATCAACGAAGCCCCAGAACTCTACAACTTCCCAACGCTCAGAGTCAGGAATAGAGTCTTCGTCTTCCATGTGCATTTCCCAGTGTTTACGCACATAGTCTGGACCCTTGTCGATAGCAGCCTTGATAGACTCATCACGGAAGTAGGGACGACCACGCAGAGAACGCAGCTGGTTACGTGACATCTTGTGACGTTCAACTACATACTCAGCATCATCCATGCTTGTTGATTCTGGGTCAGGATAGAAGTTCCACACAGAAACGTGATTACACTCTGGAACAGTCTTAATTAGAGGCTCATACTCACCATCGTCATTCCAGTTAGGGTACTCTTTATCTACAGCGAATGGGCCTTTCATGACACCTGTGCCAAGCATAGCCATCTCGAAAGCCATAGAACGTAAGTGCTTTGATGCACCAGACTCATTCAGCTGATCGTGAATCTTCTTTTCCATCTTCTTAGCTGCAACCATAGCAGGATGGAAAGACACTGTTGTAGGAGTGGTACCATCACCCTCAATAATCTTTTCAGTTACTGGGCCTAGTTTACCATTCAATCCAGCAAGACGCTCTTGTAGGTCTTGGATAGTTTCACCTGGGCGAAGCTTGCCATCATCCCCTAGTAACGCTACTGGTGCTGTGGACGACTGGAAGGCACTACGGAGATCATCAATGCCTTGCTCTGATGCAGGGTCCATGTTGATGTGTACCGCTTCTGCTACACCGTCTGGAAGCACTGTGGGATCAACTGACAGAGGGAACTTATTGTTACCAAAGAGTACATCTACGATCTGTCCATAAGCAGCCAGGACTTTCGTCTTAGTTACCTTAACAAATACACGAGACTTTTCTGTGTCTGTAAACTTTACGTCAGGTCCGTATAGTCCACGATAGTTACGATAAGCTTGTAGCCAACGATCTTCATCCCCTCGACGTGAATCCTCAGAACGTTTGAAGCGTTCGTTTACATAGGCTACTACACTGCTTTCAGACTCAAACAGTTTATCACTGCCATCCTCTGCAGCAATAACCTCATCTGTGTCAAAGTTTAAGTCTTCAATATCTGCCATGTTTTCTAGTACCCAAATTTAGAGTCTGATGCTTGAAACCCACTACGTTGTGTAGTTGGATTGTAGTCCCATAAAGAACTTCTTGGCCTTGTCATAATACCATAGCGCAGGGCATCATACAAGTGGTCCTCAGCGTTTGTATCCACATCCTCAGGGTTCTTCTTATCCAGAGGTATAGACGGTAGTTGCGCTATCAAATTAGTACAAGTAGAGAATGTCACCAGCCTGGGCTCTTGCGTGAACTCATCTACTTGTAAGCGGCGGTGTATCTCGTTCTTACCTGAAACTCGGGAACCCCTAGAGCGATCTGAAGGTCTCCAGCGACAACCCTTCATGTTCATTTGCTCTGCCAAGGAGGGGCCAGTATCACCCCGATTATGCCATAAGGACGAGTCTAACACGCCGTACCTGATTGTACCGTCTTCAGATTCTGCTGCCAATATCATATCTGCTAAGTCTGTAGCTGTAACTTTGGTAACATACATTTCACGGTAGACAACCAGTTGTTCAGAAGGTGTTACTGCAAACCACAGAACACCAGTCCAACTGCCATAACCATAATCGCAAGCACGAAACTTAGCCCAACTACGTGGAATATCGTAAGGCTCAACGACATGGATACTCCTATTAAACTCAGGGAACGCTGCCCCCTCATTTACATCCCAGTTACCCTCTAGCAGCTGTCTTCTTTGATGCTCAGGCAGGGACAGAAGCATTGCCTCGTAGTCTCCACCCTCTGCTAGATAGGGGTTATCAAACAAGCTAGCAGGTATAAACCTACGCTTAAATAGTGGTTCACCTTCTCGGCTATGCCCATTAGGGAACGCTAGTACTTCACCCGTCTCAATGTTTGTAGCCCAGAAAGCTTTATTAGGAGGTGAAGGGTCAATGAACATTTTCTTAACCCAAGAGTGTCCAGGACCGCCAGGGTTAGTTGTAGCTCGCATGTACAAGCCTAAGTCCTTAGAGCTAGTACGTAGACGAGAACGCATATAGTCCCACGCAAAAGGTGACTGCCACTGAGTAAGCTCGTCGAAAGCTACGTAGTTAAACGCCTGACCTTGATAGCGCATAACGTCTGTGTCTTTATCCAAGTAAGACATCCAGAGTCTACCGCCACGTGGGGTCACCCACTGAGACTTACGCTCTGACCACTTGATACCAGGTATAGCCTTAGGGTATAAGTCCTGGCTCTTCTGGATAAGTTCACGTAGTTCCTCTGTTGTGTGACGTACAAGTAGACCACTGAAGTCAGGATCGTTCATATCACGTAGAGGGTCTGCTAGAGTAGCGTAAGACTTCCCGCCACCTGCAGCACCACCGTAAAGCACTTCCCGCTCTGAGGAAGCCAGGTATTGAGTCTGTGGGCCAGGGTTAGGCTTAAAGACTACCTCTTGTGCTACGTCTACATCAAACTCTTCTGGTTTAACCTGTGCAGGTACAAGCTCTGGCTCACTCTGAGTCTTCGTAGGTGTAGGCTCCGAGTCTTTCTTTTTCGAGCGTCTCATACTGCCTGATCGCCTTTTCGAGCCGCTCGGCAAGCTTGCGTTTAATTGCAGCAAGTGATTTACGTTTTCTTTCGACATCTATACGCTTCTTTAGCCCTACGTGAGAGATATACCTACCAGACTGTGTGGACAACCAGGCACTTACTTCCCTATAACTATACTGCTTTAAGTGCTTCTTTGCAAGCTCTAATAGCTCTAGTTCTTTAGGGATAGGTAGTAACCAGTCCTCATCTTCAGGATCTACTTCATAGCCAAAGGGTACCTGCATCTTACTTATACGTGGTACTCTTTCCCAGCGTTTTACTTTGAAGTCTGGCTTGGGTAACATCCAGTACCCTAAGCTATCTCGTTTGTTGTACTTAGGCTTAGGAGGCATCGTCCGAGTTATCTTTAGGTGGAAGGATAAACAAACCACCACTTGATTCTACTTGTACTCGCTCTGTCTTAACTACACCAGCACGGTCTAGGATCTCTTTAGCTGCAATCATCTTCTCTTTGACACCCAGCTGAGTAGGGTCCATAAGAGCATTACCAAATGCTACAGCTGCTTTAGGTCCAATACGAGACATGTAAGTCTTTGTAGCATCAAAGATCTCGTCCTTTAAAGCGTCAACAATAAGGCGTGTAGGGGTATTCTCGCTGTAACCAGCAAGTTTCTTAGCTAGAACAACGTCACCCTGGGCCTCGTCAAACAAGACCTCCAAGAACTTCTGTTGGTTTTCAGTTAGTTGTCGTGCCATAGTTTCCCTACTTCCATTGTTCTACTTACAAGTCGTAGACTGTCCTGCGAATATCACCACGGTTTATACCAATATCGCTTAGTTCACGATCAGACATTCGGCTTAGTTGCATTAGTGCGATCTTACGATCTACTTCTTTTTGACGTGCCTCAATCAAGGCTTTCAGTACTTTCTTAATGTATCCCATCTTAGTGTCCTCCTATAGGTTGGAATACCCATAGTTATACACATAGATTGTTAAAAGAGTACGTTAGTTTTGTAATACCCGCTATGCTTATCCGACAGGGATAAACGTTTCTGTTACAGTACACAATGCGTCAATGTGTGGTGATGCGTTTGCGCTGGGCCGAATCTGTAGTTTATCACCAGGCTCTAACACCAGAGTAGCACCAGTAAGCTGAATAAACTCTCCAGTTGTCATGTTCTTACCACCAAGGATACGTGACTGATAGCCACTCACAATCCATGTAGAGTACTCTGGATCACTAGACTTAGAGGAAGGTATGTTCTGTGGTGCTACATACCAATAAGCATCTACGGTAGTGTTACCGTTAGCATTAACGATATGCATCATGGTTATCTCACCACGGCAATTAGGTGGACACGTATAGAGATCCTCTGTCTGGTCCTCTGTGTCTGCATCCACCCAAAAGCTTTTAACTCGTGAGGGTTTACCTGGTGATACGAGTGTCATGACTTTTTGAAAACCTTCTTAGGTGCTGGCTTAGGTTTATCCATTTCAGCCTGTGCTTCTTGACAGATACGTGTTACGTTAGGGTCTTTACTCTGTACGTTACCGTAGTTGTCTTCACCAGCTGACTGATTACCATTAGAGTCCCACACGTAGCCATACTCGTCTACACGATAGCCATGTGCTTCAAGAGCTTTCTGGTACTTGTGATAGTACTTCATTTCTTAGGTGTACCCTTTTGTGCAGGTGGGTTAGACGCACCACACTTAACCATACCACCCTTAGCGTAGCCTTTAGTTGGCTTCTTAACGGAACCACCCTTAGACAGACCCATACCTTTGTAGTCCATCATCTGGTCTTTCTTATTCTTCATACCCATCATAGTCTCAATCCTTTTTAGGTTTAGCTGTCTTAGCTGCTTGTTTAAACGCTTTAGCAGTAGGCGCTCCTGCAGTACCAGGCTTACGCATCTTCTCTCCACTACCAGCTGCAATACGATTACGCTTAGCGTGGATGTTAGCATACAAGCCACCCTCTGCGTATCCACTGGCATAGATTGCTTTGCCTTGCTTCTCAGCTGCTGCTTTGGTCTTATAGACTTTACCAGTCTTACCCCAGCGGTAGCCTCCAGGAACTTTCTGTACTGGCATTAGTCTTCGTCCTCAATCTCCATGTGGCTTGGACAATCCCAACCCTGACATGCAGCTTCCTGAGAGCACATAAACTTAAACTTCATACAAGCACCCATACCTGGCTCAGCGCCCAGCGCTTTCAGTGTACGTGCCTTGTTATTGAAATACTCACAGTTAGCACAGGTCTTAAGCTTAGCTACAGCTGCAGGTTTACCCCATGCTTTACCTAGCTCTTCTGCAGTAGAGCCATACATCCAGTATTCTTCTGCACGTTTCTTATTCTCGTCTGATACCTCAGGGATACCACCACCGATCATCAAGCCTAGTTCCATCATTATGCGTTATCTCCTAGTTTAAAACAAGCTGGTCTAGCGTAGATGTTCTGCATAAGTAACACAGTAGCATAACCACGTGCATCCTCTAGACATGCCTCTTCGCTGGTGTGCATCACAGAAGTGTTACCTGAAAGTACACAAGAGTTTAGGTCAGAAGGCACAGTACAGAAGAATACAACAGCAAACCACATCACCACTTTTCCTTGTCAGCCCAGTAAGCCGCACTCGTCTTACCTTTTGCGATGTTCTTTGCATGTCGTGCTTTAAAGCTAGCACGTTTATTCTTCATGGCCTCGGACTCACCAGCTTTGGGTTTACCTGCTGTCTTAGCACCCTGCTCCCCAAAGCGAATCATCTTTACAGTATCGCCTTCCTTGGCAAGTACTACATGTGATTTAGTAGGGTGACCTGGTGTACGCTTAGGTTTGTTGTAACCTTCAAACGTTTCACCACGATAGTCGATACTCATTATTCTTTCCTCTTGAAAGGAGCTGTGAATGCTTCTAGTAAGGCTCTTCCCATCTGACTTGGTGTAGGTAGTAGCCATCCAAGGAGACCTATCAAAACGAGCCACATAATGAGGGTATGGTCTACGTTGGTGGTCTGGGTCACGTTTTGGTTTATGGTGCCTACAGGAGCCTCTACGTTGTTCTCAGGGCGTAGTACAGGTTGGGTTGTAGTCTTTATGTTTATGCCCTGGTTATTCTCTTTACCGATCTGAGTATTCGCTGCTACGTTCGGACCACCACCACCGCCAAATAGAAACGATGGTATCTGGCTGCAACTACTTATCAGGGTTATTAGTAGTATAGTTAACAGTACTCGTGTTTTTACCATTTACGTATATCC